TGGAAAGCGACCTCGGCGAAAACAAAACTACCCCAGTTAATGGTTGGTTATGTACTGGCCCGCCTGCTTCCCGATCTGATCAAAGACAAGTATATCCAACGTATGGTCAGTTGTGACTGCTCGCCTGAAGCGGTGATCGCCCCGACTCCTCCTGTAGAGGAACAGCCAAAGGCAGAGTCAGTCTGATGGTTGAACTCTTCTATGAAGCAAAGTTCGATGCGGCCCACCGGTTAATGCACCACGAAGGCAAGTGCAAGAATCTTCATGGTCATACTTGGAGGGTCTCAATCGGAGTAGCAGGGAATCCAGATCCCAAGACGGGAATGGTAGTGGACTTCGCTGTCCTAAAACTTTCGGCGATCAGTTTGGTCATGCACTACTTTGATCATGCTACCATCCTAAACTCCGCAGATCGTGAGTTGTGGATGGCTCTTGAGAAATACAAGTTGTTTCTCATTGATGGTGAACCCACCTGCGAGAATCTGGCCCGGATGATCTTCGATAAGATCAAAGAAAAACTTGACTGTTCACTTTTCACTTTCGTCCTGTCGTCAGTTACTGTGTGGGAATCAGAGACTTCCTCGGCCCGTTACTGCGGGCTCTAGTATAAAATCTCTAACAAGGAGTAAACAGATGAGTAAGATACTGACACCAAGTCAACTGGTGGAGGAACGAGTGGGGCTTCTTGAAGGCAACTCACTCCCAACAAAGGTCATGAAGGAGAACTTAGTGGCTTTCCTTCATGAGTTTTCCTACTTCACTGTCGCGGAGAAGCAAGCAGTTTTTGAGCATCTTGAGCTGGTCTCTCCCAATGCTAGAAGGGCCTTAGTAAGAGTATTCTCGATCTGATCGTGAAGGAATACAAAGACACTCTCGGCATTATTAACGAGATTCCTGGTGAGTGCATTGATACCAGAAACCGAATCAAGGCCTGCCGAGAGTTCCTTTTTCGCAAGTTACAGGAACAGGAAAAAGGTACTAGTGATAAAAAAGTTCCTATGGAAAATTGTGATGGTCAATAACAAGGTGGTGTTTAATTATAATAAGGCCTCATTGGGCCCTGATGGGCTCATCTTGTTTATAGGGATTCTATATTTTCTATTTTCTCAATGGGACACGATAGAGCGCTTTAGCGCTCTAGCGGGACCCAGTCCGAAACGGACCACGCGGCAAGGCCGCGTACAGGAACTTTAGTGACAGAAAAAAGATTTGCTCCTGCCGACCTCTCAGGAACTGAGATGGTAGGGTTCCTTTCAACCGAAAGTATTTACAAGCAAATTGCCACCCAGTTCAATGAGTTTTGTTGGTACTACCAAAAGCGTCCTAGTTGGTTTTACAAAGGCACTATGTTGAGATCAGCCAGTTCGCGAGCAAAGGTCGAGGAGCAAATGCGAAAGTTGATTCTCCTATCAGTTGCCCTTGAAGAGGAGATTACGATCTTCATGAAGGCCCAGTTCGAAATGTTGGTGCCTTATTTTTCAGCTAGGAAGATCCCGGTTCGTTTCGAAATGATGGTTACTGACAAAGCCATTGATCGGTTCCTTCGGTACAAAGAAAGGATCAAGGCTCAGTTCAAACTCGAGTCAGATCGTGATCGGGAGTTCTACAAGGTTCCGAAGAAGGATCTGGTCACGGCGATCTTCAACTCGGGAGAGGTATACCATTCGGTCCTGATCAAGAAACAGGAGCGACTGGGACGACTGCCGGAACCAGAGGAGGCGTTGGAAATACTGGAGGTCATGGCACGGGCAGGTATGGTAACCCGCCTTTATGTTGCCACCTCCCCGTTACTAAAGATGGTTGATGGGTGGTCGGAATTCTTAACCAAGCATATTTCGGACACCTGGGGGATGCTAACAAAAGAGGAATCATACGAACTGCAGAAAGTTCGGGATGAGTTAACCAAGACGATTGAAGAAAGTGAGGTAGGAAAGTATGTCTGATCAAGAGACCTATACAAAAGATTTTACGGAAGAAATACAACAGCGTATTGTTGCTATGATGTTTTATGATCATGAGGCCTTCCTCATGGTGAAGGAGATAGTTAAGCCGGAATACTTTGAGAATCCTGTACTGGCTGATCTGGTTCGTCTCATGCTGAAGTACCATGATAAGTACAGTCGATGTATAGACATGGAAGAGTTGACTCAGGAACTCCTGACGTTTCTTGATAATTCAAAGCGTCCTCTTCCAAAGGAAGTTTATGTGGAGCAGTTTATTGCTCTTCTTACCGATGGTGCTGACAAAAGTTATAGATACGTTCTAGATCAGGTGGTCGCATGGACTCAGTACCAGTTGGTCAAGATCGCAATCCTGAAAAGTATCAACCTACTGCAAAAGAAAAGGGACTATCCGGGGATACTTAAGGAAATTAAGGATGCGGTGTCCATCGGGGAGTCGACGCATGAGATGGGTTCGTTTTACTTTGAGGAACTGGAACAACGATTGGCAGATCGGAAAGGTGGTTGGTGCAGGGGGGAAATTTCTATTCCGACAGGAATACCAATTCTTGATCGGCATCTAGGTGGTGGTTTGGCAAAGGGGGAGTTGGGTATTATTATGGGCCCAACGAAGAGAGGCAAGACAATCACTCTGGTAAACTTTGCCCGAGGTGCTTTACTTAAAGGCAAAAACGTCCTGCACATCGGAATGGAAAGTAGTGCACGACGAACGATGGTCCTTTACGACGCCCACTTTTCGGGAGTGTCAAAAGAGAACTTGAAAGATAATGAGGATGTGATCCGAGAAAAGCTGGCGGAGACTCTGTCCACGATGCAGTGTGGTGTTCTTGTGGTAAAGAACTTTCCTCCTTTGAAGTGCTCCGCCGCTACGATTGAGGCCCATCTTCAAAAACTTCGGAACTTGAAGAACCTCCAGGTAGACGTATTACTGCTAGACTACCTGGGATTGATGACCACGGCAGGCAAGCTACTTGATCGTGATGGAGGCCTATACTCGAAGTTGGGCCAGATTACGAAGGAGTTGTTGGCAGTTGCACAAGAGTATGATGTTGCGATCTGGTTAATACATCAGGCCAACCGGGGCACTTTGAGCAGAGGTGGTGAGAAGGAAGCGATTGGAATGGTGGACTCTGGGGACTCTATCGAACCCATGCGAGATGCCGATATTATCCTAACATTCAATCAGTCGGAGGAAGAGGCGAAGATGGAGGCCGATAATGGGTACCAAGACTGCAGGATCTTTTCGGCTGGTGGTCGAGAAGTTGCTGACAAGTGGAGCATTCCATTAAAGATAAACAAGGGCAAGTGCCTGATCGTTGAGCCTGGAATGGAGATGTAGTCATGCAGAAAGAAATATTGACCACTGAGCAGGTTTGGAGAATGGCCAAAGGTATCGTTGAAGATAATGTTTGCTTTCCTCCTGACATGATCATCGGCATCTCGCGGGGAGGAATCTACCCAGCCATGCTGGTTCAACGAATGCTATCGGAACGAACCTCTCAGAAATTTGACTTTCGTATTGTTGACCCATTCACTTCTGGTTGGATGGATGAGTTCGTGGGAAAAAGAATTCTCCTCGTTGATGACATTTGGGATACAGGCGCCACGATGCGATACTTTATAGATGAGGCAAAGAAGAAGGGACTTGCTGTTATACCAGCGGCCCTTGTTGTTAAGACGGAGGGGGAGAGAAAGCAGGAAGTTTGGTTTACCTTTCCCTGGGAAACGGAATCCGACGAACCCGGTGGACGGAAGCAGGCGACCATCACCTTACTCCGATCAATCGGGGAGGACCCTCTGCGTGAGGGGCTTCGTGACACTCCTCGACGTGTTGCTAAAATGTGGGACGAACTGACCTGTGGTTATACCCAGGATCCGAAGACCCTGTTAGATACCTCCTTCTCTTCTGAGTTGTATGATGAGATGGTCGTTCTGAAAGACATCAAGTTCTACTCAACTTGTGAGCATCACATGCTTCCCTTTTATGGTAAGGTTCACTTCGCCTACCTGCCCGATAAAAAAGTCGTGGGAGTTTCAAAGATTGCCCGTCTGGTCGAATGTTTCTCTAGGCGCCTTCAGATTCAGGAACGGATGACCGTGCAGATCGGGAAGGCGTTTGAGGCGGCGGTTGCTCCACTGGGGGTTGGTGTCTTGGTGGAGGGCGTGCACTTGTGCATGATGATCAGGGGGGTGGAAAAGGAAAATGCCAAGATGGTCACCAACTATCTTAGTGGTAGTTTCCGTGATCGTCCGGAGGCTCGGGCGGAGTTCCTGAAGATCGTGGAGGCGACGTGAAAAACCAGTACCTGATGTCCAGCGTCTTTCTCACCAGACGGTGTCCCATGCACTGTGCCTACTGCAGTCTGCGGGACTCAAAGTTGGTCGACAAAGAATTGACTGCCAAGCAATGGGCCACCGCGTTTGAGGAACTTGACAAGGTGGGTTGTTCCTTTCATCTGATCCTGGGGAACGAACCCCTCCTTCTGAAAGGTCTGGTTGATCTGGTATGGTGGATGCGTGGACGAACCCCTTACGCAATCTATACAAGTGGCTATCCCTTGCTGATTGATAAGCACCTTCCGGCTCTGGTCGAAGCTGGTCTCCCGAATCTTAGTGGTGGGTGTGATAAGTTGATTACTGACCGCTCGCCTGCAACGGATATCGAGAGGAAGTCCAACTATGTCTTTAACGCACTTCAAAGGGCACGGGGTCTGGGGGTGAAGGATCTTCAGGGAACCATCACCCTATCAAAGTTGAATCTTGATAGTGTGGTTGATACTATCACTACCCTCCATGAGGCGGGAATCTGGAGTGGGTTCAATATTATCCATTACAATACGGATGGGCAGTTCGATTTCTTCCCTGAGAAAGAGGCGATCAAGGATCTCCTCTTTACTGAGGAGGACTGGCCGAAACTTCGTGAGGTGATGGGTCAGATTGTTTCAATGATAAAGTCAGGTGACTATATGATTCACCCACCTGCCGAATACTTCCAAGGGATTCTTGATCAGGGAGTTAATCTATCCTGGCACTGCACTCATCCTCTGGTCCTGTCGGTTGACTCGGATGGGAAGATGCGGTGTTGTGGTTATAGGCGCGGCACACGGTCACCTAACTATAGTGTCTTGAAGTTGAGCAAAAACTATGAGAAGTTTTTGGCGGACAATGCCCAGGATCGGAAGGAGTGCCCAGGATGCTATTGGTCATGCTACTGGATGGCTGAGTATTATTTTGCTAAGGATCCTGACTTCGGTATAAAAGTTTTCCAGTCTCACGCGACTAGGAGGAATGATGAGTAAAGAAACAATCGTCATCACTGGTGCATCCACTGGTATCGGGCGGGCGGTCCTACTTCATTTGTTCGAGAAGTTTCCGGACGCCCGGTTCATAACAGCAAACCGGAAAATAATTTCTAAGGAGGAGTTGCCTGGGGATATCAAACTTATACAGTTTCCGATTGACCTGGGGGAGTGGGATAAGCTGTCTACATTGTGTAGATGGTTAGATGGATTGATTATTGATATTCTGGTGAACAATGCAGGGACGATGCCTTTTGCCGCTATAGGTTCAGTGGGTGTGGATGATTATAACCAGACTCTGGATGTTAATCTACGAGCTCCCTTCTTCCTATCTCAGGCGTGCATTAGGCACATGCCGGGTGGTGGTCGAATCATCAATGTTGCTTCAATCGCCGGCGGGCCTTGGGTAGATCCGGATAGTTCAATCATACCCTATAGCATCAGTAAGGCCGGTGTGATCATGTTGACGAGACAGTTGGCAAAGGCCTTTCCCACACTGCGGATCAACTCAGTTTCACCTGGGTTGGTGGCAGGTACTAATATTGTTGGAGGTGAGCCCACACCGCAGTCCCTGATTGACACGGTCCCGATAAAGCGGGAGGTGACCACACAGGAGGTCGCCCGCCTGATCGGATTCCTTTGCTCAAAAGATGCCGATTACATTACTGGTCAAGATATCGTCATAGATGGCGGTAAGACCCTTTGGGGATGAAGATGCTAAAACTAACACGTAATCTTATTGTTATCACTGGAGCAACTAGCGGTATTGGGAATGCTACCTTGAGGAGATTGTATCATCAGTTTCCAGTTGCCCACTTTGTCAATGTTGACAAGATACCCATGGATATCCATGATCTTCCTATCGGATGTAATCTTTTACAATTAACTGCTGATCTCCGACTTGCCGGCGATCTGGTTTGGGCGTGTGATCAGATAGGCCTTGTCTCCCGACCGGTGGACCTTTTGGTGAATAATGCAGGGATATGTCCCTTCCGAAGATTTGAGGAACTGAGTCCTAAGGAGTATGCGGAAACCATGGATGTTAATCTTCGCGCACCATTCTTCCTTTCACAAGTGTGTATTGCTCAGATGCCCGATGATGGACGGATCATTAACATAGCGTCAACCTCTGGGCATCGTCCGGAGACGGAACCCGAGTTGGTTGACTATAGTCTAAGTAAGGCCGGTGTGATCATGTTGACAAAGTCCCTGGCGAAACTTTATCCTCGACTTCGTATTAACTCTATCTCTCCGGGGTTTGTGGCGGGAACTGGACTATCTGGTGTTGCTGGTCTCCCTCCAGAATTGGCAAGTTTGGTTCCACTGAAAAGGTTTTGTCGTCCGGAGGAGGTTGCTGAAGTAGTTGCGTTTTTATGCTCTGACCAGGCTGATTATATCACTGGACATGACCTGGTGATTGATGGTGGGAAGATCCTTTAGGAGGAAACCATGATACAACTTATTTATCTTGAGCAGGCACCCCAAACAAAACGACACTATCCCTGTTTTTATTATGTAGACGGGAAGGGAACTTATCATGCAGTTGCTCATGTTATAAAGGCACGGGGAGCTGACAAAGCAATGCGAGGGGCATTCGAATCGTTAGTGGGTTCTTTGTCAAAGTTAATACCAGAGGGGAAGTAGGATGTGCGGCATAGTGGGTGTTTGGAATCGGGATGGAGCCTTTGATTGGGATACATACGATGAGTTGTTCTCTGCGGCGGAGAACCGAGGACAGGATGGATTTGGGATCACTTTGGTTCCTGATATCCGAAAGAAGGAGATACTGACCTTCAAGTCCACTAAGACATACTCTGTCGACAAGTGGGCTGTCAAGAATTGGTTAATGGATCCTGCCCCGGTAAAGGGCAGTTTGATCATTGCGAACTTCCGCGCCCAACCAGAGACGGAAGTTGAAAGTTCCGAGAAGAATCTTCAGCCGATTGTATGTACAAAGGAGGGACTGATCCTTTCCCATAATGGTTCAGTGGCAAATTTCGTGGTGAACAAATACTCCGACTATCAAACAAAGATTGATAGTGAAGTCATTCTCAAGTCCTATCAAACGAGTCGTAATATGGGGAAAGTTATGGAGGAGATGGTGGGTGGGTTTGCTTTTCTACTCTATGATCAAGAGGTCAATCGTCTGTTCTGTGTCAATGACTTCAAGCCGCTGGCGATTTGTTGTATCAGAGGAAAGGGAGTTATACTCCACTCATGTCTTGATGTAATTGAATCAGTAACCAGGAAGATCACTGATGCTCCCCGGTGCGGCATGAATGTGTGGGAGGACTGGTATTATCATTGGCAGGATGGCAACACCATTCGGGAGATTGATCTTGATAGTGGAATGGAAAGAATCACGACCTTCCAACCCAACCGATACCATCCGGTGTGGAAGCCTTCGCCGAAGATCAATAGCGAGTCCGTCCTGGTCTCTTCATCGGGTGGGATTGACAGTGGCCTGTCTGCGTTTGTCATGAGGCGTCTGGGATACCGAGTGACTCTGGTGAACTTCAACTATGGTCAGCGGGGCTGGGAGGCAGAGAGTTTGGCCTCCAGGCGCCTTGCTGATTACATGGGTTCGGAGTGGGTTGGCATTGATCTACAGAACATCTTCAAGGGAGATCCTTCGTCATTGATTAGACCGACCATTCCTATCGAGACAGGGACGGAGAGTTACATCAAGACAACGACTGCGTGGGTTAGCAATCGCAACGCAATTTTCCTATCCATCCTTGCCTCGTTGGCGGAACAGCAGATCCTGAGTAACAAGTCGGATCGAGTTCACCTCGTTACCGGAATGAGTAATCTCACCGAGGAGGGCTTCTATCCTGACAACTCAGAGTACTTCGTTCGTGCCTTCCTGGAGATGACTAAATACTCAACACTAGTCGGTGATCGTATCACTTACGTTTCGGTTATGCAACAGATTATGAAGTCCGAGGAGTGGATCCTCGGTAAGGAGCTAGACTTTCCCTTTGGGATGACAGTGAGTTGTGACCAGCCCTACGTGAACGAGAAAAAGGAAATACTTTTGTGTCGGCAGTGCGGTTCAACTCTTCTTAGCATCTGGGCCGCCGAGATGGCTGGTGTTGAGGATCCCAGACAGTTTTATGACTTAGAGGGACTACCCGTCATGGAAAAGAGGATTACTAAAGGAAGTAAAAATAAGGTTGACTATGCGGACCTGGTCCGGCGAATCAAACTGCCTAGTAAAAAGGACTATGATAGACTGGCTGATCTTTTGATGGGTCCGAGGAATTGATCATGGTAAAAAGTAGACGTCCCGTCCTGATGTTCAGCGGTGGGCTTGACTCATTGATTGCCTGGTTTGCTTTGGGCAAGCCAAAGGCAGTTCATGTCCACTTGGGTCACCGCTATGGAGCATCGGAATACTTTACTTCCATGAGCCTTGCGAAAAGGTTGGGTATGGACTTGATCATTGAGAAACGATTGTACCTCGGTGATCAGGAGTCACCCGATGCCTATATTCCAATGCGTAATCTTTTCCTTGCCATGATTGGTGCACTTTACGGGGATGACATTTACTTGGTTTTCCAAAAAGGTGAGCAGTCCATTCCTGATCGTTCGCCTGAGTTCCTGGATAAGGCGTCAGAGATGCTATCGTTCCTTAATGAACGAAGGATCGTGGTGGACAGTCCCTTTCATAATATGACGAAGTCAGGCATGATTAGGTGGTACCTTGATCAAGGCAACGAAAAGTGTCCGGTTGATGTTCTCTATAAGTCATTCTCCTGCTTTGGATCGGACTCAACAAAGGTTCCTTGCGGAGAGTGTGCCGCCTGTTTCAGGCGATGGGTAGCCTTTGAGAATAATGGACTGAGTCTTGCCCTTCGTGCAGATATCAAAGAGTGGGCAGGAATTCCTGGTTACATTAAACGGGTGAAGGCCGGAGAGTATGATCTTGATCGTGCTAGGGAAATTGAGGGGGTCTTAAGGAGGCATGGATTATGGAAGTAAAAGTTTCCGGAGTGGAAGTTGAACGAGTCTTGAGTGCGGTATTGAGGTTTACTGAACCAAACAATTTTCTTCCAGCAAGTGATTTGGTAATTTTTGATCGTATATACATAATTACCACCATGGTTTGGGGGGGATGCGTTCACCTCAGTAGTTTCTTCAAAACGGAGAAGCCGCTAGGTCTTCCTGTCGACTTGCTAAAGAGGGTGCGTGCGGGTCTTGAGGGTAGGTTAGATAAAGAGGTGACCATCATTCTGGACGAGGTAGCGGAAGACATTTCCTTTAAGGTGGGACGTGATCGTAGTGTGGTCCGTGCCCAGACAGCACTGAAGTATACCACCCCTGATCGTATAAAGTCTGATGATGTCGTCTTGTATGAGGCTACTGGTGATGTGGTTGGTGATCTTCAGAAGTTGTTGTTTTCCTGTTCTGACAATCCCTATGATGTAAAGTTTAATGGTGTCTGGTGGTCGGAGGATGATCATGCCTGGTATGCGTCGGATAACTTTAGGATAACTCGTTTTCCATCGAAATGTAAGTTGGGTCTTGAGGGGAACTTTTTTGTGCCCTCAACCTTTATTGAAAAGTCCGGTGGTTCAACGGATAAACTTGAGTTTGTGGGACTTGATGAAAACTCTTGTTTGTTTTTCTTCAAGGACTATATTACATCGTTCCTGGTGATGGAACACAAGATGCCTCCCTTTGCCTCAGCCTTTGCGGGTGCAAGGGAGGAGGCATTATCCTCAGAACAAAGATTTACAATTAACATGCCGAAAGAGGATGTTGCACGATATCGAAAAACATTCCGAGAGGCAGGATCTGCTCCGGATATCAACATATACAAACGAGACGATGGGGTCTATATGCTGGACGCCCAGTATAAGCATACCCAAACGGGTAGTTTTGAGACGGAGGTTGATCTAGTCGATGTTTCGGGGGAGATCGCCTTTACGATTGATGGTACCTTCCTGTTGGATGCTCTTGAGCGGTTTAGTACTTTTTACCTGGTGGAGAAAAAGCACATCTACGCAAAGAACGAGGAGTCAGGAATGGAGCAACTTATTGCATGGAAGATAAGAGGATAACTATGGAAGAGATCCGAGACTTCAAGGTCTTCTTCGTTATGACTTCGGGGGCACTGGAGCGCATGACCCGATTTGTTCAGCAGGGAATACTTCGTCGTATCCTATCCAGTTTTGTATACAAGGATCTCATTGATAAGTTGGCGAAGAATCTTGGTCCAGAGCACACAAAGAAAATGGACATCTTGATTGACTCCGGTGCCTTTACTGTTATGACTCAAGGGAAGGTAATAAACATTAGTGAGTATGTAGATTATCTGCGGGCCTTTACTGCGGAGGATCGGTGGGCCAGTGTCTATGCCTTCAACCTTGACGTAATTCCGGAGTTGGATAAGTTTGGCCATCTTAGTCACGAGACAGAGGAGAAAGCCGCCGAGGCGTCATTCAAGAATTATCTTTACTTAACTGAACAAGCAAAGTTGGACTTCATCATTCCCGTTTATCATTATCGAGAAAATCTTAAGTGGTTGAAGAAAATAGTGGAGTCAGGTTGTCAGTACTTTGCTTTCGGTGGAATGTCCGGGAAGGTCAAGAGTTCGGCGGTAAAGAAAAAGGCCTTTTCAGAATTGTTCCTCCGTCTTGAGGAGTATGGATATAAGGGCAAGGTTCACATGTTGGGCCTTTGTATGCCGGAGGTCCTTTGTTCAAATGCCTGGTATTCAGTGGATGCCACTATTACGAAGTCGGCTGGGTATGGTCATATCTATTTGTTTGACGAAAAGTCAAAGAACAAAGTTTCAGTATGCCCGGTTTCGCCGATTAGGGGAAGGCATGAGTCAGTCATGGGCGCTCACTCCTCAGACTCCTATCTTGCTGATCAACTAAAAGTGATTGGTATGGGTGATATCACTATTGAGGAAATGACCACAAGTTTCTGGGCAAGAGTTGAGGCCTGTTTCCGATCATGGTCAATGTTTGAAGATTTCGTAAATCGTCGACGAAAGGAACTTGGACGGAACTGCGTTTATGATATCGGGATACAACGTGATGTTCATAGTTTTTGGAATGGGTTTGGTCATGACGATAAAGCGTAGTAATACCAACGTCTTTTTCGATTCCGAGGAGATGCTGAGTCCTCGTGAGATAAAGGACGAGTTTGGACTTGCTATCTCTAGAAATCGGAAGTACGAGTATAGGTTGTATTCCCTGGAGGAAGTCAAACAAATGCTGACTGAGCAGGCGTTGCATCCGGTCCAGAAAACGTCGCGCACTCGGTCGGCGACCAATGGGATGGATCCCTGTTTGAAGTGTCCTCTGTACCAAGGCCCTGAGAAGATGGTAAAGGCAACTGCCAACATTGAAACTGCAAGTGTTTTGTTTGTCGGTGAGGCGCCTGGTGAGGAGGAGGTCAAGCAGGGCACTCCGTTTGTTGGTCCGGCTGGTCGGCGTCTTCGTTGGTTCATTACTGAGGCGGGGTTGATTGAGGAGGAGTGTGCCTTTGTCAATACCTGTCGGTGCCGGCCTCCAGTCAAGGATCGGCCCTACGAGGCAGTGGAGTCGAACCGTCGGCCAGAACCTATTGAAGTTGCCCATTGCTCCCGGTATCTTGAGGATGATCTACAGCGGTTCAAGGGAAAGTTGATCGTGTTGCTTGGTAATACTCCACTTGATGCTATACTGGGAAGGTGGAGAGTGGGTACTGCACACGGTTATGGTTTCTTAAAGGAAGGTCGTCGTTATTATGTCATGTATCATCCCTCTTATATTCTTCGTGACCAAAGGCGGCGACTAGATCCCATGTATCATGAGGAGATGCGGAAGATAAAAGTATTCCTTGAATCTGATCACAAGATCCCTTATAATATAGTTGATAATTGCGATAAGACAGAAGCGATGGTTCAGTCAATTCTGCACGAGGCGGAGCAACGAGATGAGGGAGCAGTTGTGAATTTCGATATTGAGTCATCGGGATTCGACCCACTTGCTGAAGGGGCTCAGGTGGTGTCGATGTCCTTTACTCTTCGTGATGGTCCGACTTGGTGGGTGCCAATGAATCATCGCGAGAGTCCCAACCTTGATCATCATGCCGAGATTGCTGAGATCGTCAAGCCACTGTTCACTGAGCCTAGAGTCAAGATGGTTGCCCAGAATGCAAAGTTTGACCTTAAGTTCATGCAGGCCATCTATGGGGTTAGATCAACAAACCTCTGGTTGGATACCCAACTCGCTGTCTTCCTGTTAGAGGGAAAGTATAGTCCTCAGGGCTTGCACCAGTGCGCTTGGAAGTTTACTGATCATGGAGGATGGGACATTGATGCTAGTAACTTTGTTGAGGAAAGTCTGGCGAAAATTGCTGACTATAATACGATGGACACTTTTGTCGGTGATGCTTTGGCGAAGGTATATGAAGCGAAGTTATCCCCCACTGCCTTTGAGTTTCTTATTACAATCCTGACGAAGGCGGTTTATACTCTCATTGAGATGGAGCTAGAGGGAGTGACTCTGGATCTAAAGGTACTTGAGGAAACCTATAAGAAATACAACGAAGAGGCATGCACCCTATTTAATAAGTTAGCCTCCTACGAAGAGGTGAAGGTGGTTGCCCAGAAACTTCAGAGGGATGTAAACTTTAATTCAAGTCCCCATCTTCGTGCCATCTTGGAGGAGTTAAAACTTGTTCCAGAAAAGAAAACTAAAAAGACACACGCAGTGTCAGTTGATGAGGAGGCGTTGGAAACAATCAAGGGGAAGCATCCCTTCGTAACCGACCTGTTGAAGTACCGGACGACAGCAAAGATCCTCAGTACCTACCTCATGCCTTATACTGAACGTAATACTGCTGGTGTGGTTCGTGGTGAGTATATGCTGACAAGAACGGCAACCGGTCGTCCTGCCTGCCAAAAGCCAAACTTCCAGAACATACCGAAAGAGATCCGTCCGGTATTTCGATCAAAGAGGGGATTGTTCGTTGAGGTTGATTATTCTCAAATGGAACTGCGGGTGCTGGCTATGTACTCGCATGATCAAGCCTTGATTGATGCCTTCCAAACGGGGGAGGATATTCACGAGGTGACTCGGATGGCGATCTTCGGGCCGAATGATCATCTGTCTGAGTTGGCCCAAGCAAAACAGAGGGTTGAGGCAAAGAGTGTGAACTTCGGAATAGTTTATGGTGAGTCGGCACATGGTCTGTCTAAGCAGTTAAAGATATCAATGCGAGAAGCGGACAAAAAGATTGAGGCCTTCTATACCAAGTATACCGGAGTCAAGGGATACGTTGACACGATACGGAAGCAGATTCGTAACCGGGGATATGTTGAAACCTTTTTCGGAAGGCGTAGATACTTTGCCATTGAGAATGCCCGTGAGCAGTCTGATTGGGAAGCACTTTTTCGTGAGGGGGTTAATGCACCCATTCAAGGTACAGCCAGTGATCTAGTATTAGATGCGGCGAGTCGTGTATGGATGCTAATGAGGAAACGGGATATGGAGTCGCGTATGGTCATGAATGTTCATGACATGATTCTTTTTGACTGCCCAGAGAATGAAGTTCCTGAGATGCTACTTATGATCTATGATCAGATGGAGAAGTTTAACTATCCCTGGATCAATGTTCCGATCAAAGTTGACGTAGCTATCGGGACGAACTGGGGAGCTTTAGCAACTATTGAATAGGAGGAGATGATGGACAAAGAATTCTTTCCCGTTGAGTTGGTGGTTGGTGGCGTAACCTATACCATCGACTATCGTAAGGAACTCAAGTGTAGTGAGGAGACGATTAATGATGATCTGAAGGATCAGCCAAGTTTTTTTGCTTGGTATGCCGTCCTCTCTGAAGTCGCCCAGGCTGAGATGGCCGAGGCGAAGACCACACTTGAGATGGCCGAGGCAGTCCTGGATGAGAGAATACGGAAGGAGTCGGCTGGCGACAAAGTCACTGAGACCATGGTCAAGAACAGGATTCGTTTGGATCCTACCTTCCAAGGGGCCCAGGAGAACTTTGCGACGGCACGGAAGAACGTGGGCATCTTGGGTGCAATCAAGGAATCCTTTTATCATCGTAAGGACGTCCTTATCTCGTTGGCTTCAAATATGCGGGTGCAGGCAGACCCGTCTATTTATATAAAGAAGCAAGAATTAGCCAAACCTTAAAGGAGGTACAAACAATGGCAAAACTTTTTGGTGAGACTGAGACCGAATCAGCTCAACGCGTGGTTGACCAGGAGAAAAAGCGCTCTCAGGGCTTTGACTGGTCAGAGAAGTACTGGCGTCCCAAGAGTGGGGCGGATGGCAATCTGATCCGATTGCTTCCGGCAAGGGCAGGAGCGAAAGTTTCCTATCACCTTTACGCCGCCGTGCACTTCATCAAGCATGACGAGGATCAGAAAACCGAACGGTTCGTGTGCAACAGAGAGACCTACGGAACGAAGTGCCCTGCCTGCGAGGAAATGTTCCGTCTGATCAAACTGAAACAACCGGACGAGGCTAACAAGTTCCGGCCGAAGAGGTTTGGTGTCTTCAACATGATTGACCGGGCGAAGCCGGAGGATGGTGTCAAGTTATACGAGGCACCGGTGCAGGGCATCTATCAAAAGATTATGCAGATCATCTCGTCCAAGGGTCGCATGTCAAACCTGTTCGATAAGTTTGACAAGTCGGGCAAACTTGAAACCCCTGGTCGGGATCTTGTGCTGACCTTCGACAAGACCGCCCAACCGCAGGCCATGTACAACATTTATCCTACCGACCCCATTCCGTTGGGCACTGAGGAAGAGATGACTGCCTGGGCTGAGCAGATCGTCGACCTGGATGTGAAGGCATTATATCCGGAGGCGGACTTCGATCTGGCGGCGATCAAGACATTCGGTAATGCGGAGGAGAGAGATCTTCTTCGTGATGAGATGAGGAAGCAACGCGAGGCTGAGGCACCTGCCGAAGAGGCGGTTGCTGAGGAACAAGCGGTTGCCGAAGAGACTCCTGCTGAAGAGACTCCTGTTGAGGTTGAGGTTGAGGATACGGACGACACCATGGCCAAACTTGAGGCCCAGATGAAGGAACTTCAAGAACGAAAGGCCACCGCCGCCAAGCAGGCAAAGGAAGAGGCGGAGAAAAAGGCGAAGGTTGAGAAGCCCAAGGAAGAGGCACCCAAGCCTAAACCTGCGGCTTCCAAACCCGCCCCGGTAGCCACCACGAAGGCTCCTACGGAGAAGGCAACTAGTGCCCCTCCGCCGCAGGAAAAGTTGGACGATATCCGAAAGAAGATCGAGGCCGCCAAGGCTCGATTGGGCAAGAAGTAACAGTGAGGATCCGGACTGGCTGGGGTAGCGATCGTGGCGCCCAACTTTCCTCCCTCCAGTCCGGATTCTTTTTTAGGTGAAAGGTGAGACAATGACTAAGACAGGTGATCTTCACAATAAACTGGGGACGATCAATCTGGCCGATCGTATTAGTGAGTTGGTTAAGTTTAGAGTGCCCACCGGCATTCTGGCAATCGACCGCGTTATCGGAGGCGGTATCCCCGCAGGAAAGTTGACTGAACTTTTCGGCGACTTCAATACTGGGAAGAGTCGAGTTGCCTGTCATGTCATGGCTGAAACCCAGCGACTAGGTGGTCGAGCTATGTTTGTTGATACAGAGAGATCGCTTGATCAAGGACTGGTCAATCTAACTGGACTGAAGTTGGACGATACCTTCTTTTACCCAGATCCTGATACCGAACTAAAGTCAATTGAGGATGTCTTTAAGGTCATTGAGAATGGTATAAAACTTTTTCGTGCGGATAGTCCTGATCAACTCTTGACCATTGTTTGGGATTCAGTTGCCGCCACTCCAGGTATGGAGGATCTTGAAAATGAACTGGGCGCTCCTGTAGCCGCCATGCGTCGAGCGAAAGTTATCTCCGATGGACTTAAGAAGATTATGTCGCAAGTTTATACAAGTAAGATTTGTCTAATCTTCATTAACCAGATCCGAGATAAGATGAATGTAATGTATGGTGAGAAGTATGAGACGGTGGGGGGTAAATCCATAAAGTTTACTGCAACCATGCGTTTACATGTTCATCTTTCTGGAGCGATTCCAAATGCTACAACAAAGGAAATTGATGGATACAAAGGACGATTCGTGGTTGAGAAGTCCAAAGTCTGCCGACCCTTCGGGGTGGTGAACTTTGAGATGCTAACTGACAAACCGATTGACACCTACTCAGGATTGCTTGATTACATGGTCAGACATGGTGAGTTGGAAAGTATTGCCGGCTGGTACAAGTTTCCTGAACAGACTAAGAAGTTTCGGAGTGAGGACTTTCCTAAGAATTACGAAGAGTTCGTGGGCAAGAAATGAATAAGTGCATACTCTTGAAAATGTATCTGCGTCGTAGTGATCGTACTTTGGTCAGTCAGCTTGTCTATCAACTCTCAGGTCAGCGGCCGAAAGGTTTTGTGGTGGCAGGGGATAGTGCATTTCTCAGAACTCATGTGGTTCGGATGAAGGCACATAGTGGTGATGAGTTTGCGGTGACTGATGCCGATATCGGAGAGTCCTATAAAGGCGTGCCTGTCTTTTCCTCCTCCGACTTGAGGAAGGTAGGAGAGTTATGCCAATAATGATCTGTGACGAGTGCGGAAAAAAGACTCGTAAACCAAAACTCCGAAAGGGCCGTGTTTACTGTCCAAGATGCTTTAGGGCTTTTCTAAAAAGATTTGTCGAGATGATTCGGAGAGCATGATGGATACCATTACTTCACTGCTATTGATTGACGGAAACAATCTAGGCTGGATGGCATACGGGCGGTCCCCTCTATCCTATAAGGATCAGCGAACTGAGGTGATCAAGATAGGTCTGATGATGTTACGGAACTACCTTGAACTTTTCAGTCCTGACCGACTAGTGGTGGTATGGGATGGTGGGCATGATCAATCCCGTACTTCCATATATCCTGAGTATAAGAAGCGGGATAAGGAATTGACAGAGGCGGAGAAAAAGGAACGCGACCTTTTCTTTGATCAGTTGAACCGACTTAAGGATAGCATTACCAAGTTGGGAATTGATCAAGTTCGTGTACGAAGGCGGGAGGCAGATGATGTTATCTTTAGTCTACTGAATCCCGCACTACGAAGTGAGGAGCAGGCCTTCATCATCTCGACGGACGAGGATATGTTTCAGTTGGTTGCTCACTATCCTGAGGTAGCTATCTACTCACCGATCAAGCAGATACTCTATACCAAGGAGGAGATCGAAACAAAACTAGGCTTCCCGGTTGGGTACTACCTTTATTATAAAGCCTTAGTTGGGGACTCCAGTGATAACCTTCCTGGAGTTTATGGTATTGGACCGAAGAAGGCAAAGGTTGTCATTGAGTATTTACAAAGCGGAGCCCCCACTGCCTGGGATGAGAAGCATAAAAAACTAAAGGAAACTTTGGATAGTCAATACGAAACTTATAAAAAGATGATTGATCTTATTGAGTTTCGTTCTATTCCGAAGGAGGAGATCGCTGAGGGAGTTACCCCTGGAACGGATGAGGATATCCTGACAAACATTTACGAGATCGCCAACCAGTATGGCTTTGATCGTGTGCTTGAAAATGTTGGAGGATTCATGGGTCCCTTCCTGGCCTTTCAGAATCGGAGAAAAGCATGAAAGTCATCAAGCAAAGTTATACCTTTATTGCTCCCCCCTGGGCCACCACTATTCTGAGACAGTTGGAAACGATTGGTCGTACCTGCTATAAGTCAGAGGATAAGATTACTAATACCTCAGCAGAATTCTTCGTGACCAAGTTGATCAAGAATGGGCACACTTCCGTACTTGAGCACATTACGATCACGGTTCGGATCATCACCAATCGTGGCGTAACTCACGAGTTGGTGCGCCATCGCATCGCCTCCTACTCTCAGGAGTCCACTCGTTGGTGTGACTATGGTAAGGAAGGGGAAATTACCGTTATACTTCCTGTGTGGCTTGATGAAGATAAGGTTGGGACTGAAAGGTTGGCATGGGGAAGGGCAATGTTGAACGCTGAGGCGGCATACTTTGAGATGAGGCGTTTGGGTTGGGGACCAGAGAAGGCTCGTGGTGTCCTTCCTAATGATCTCAAGACAGAGATTGTTATGACTGCCAACCTTCGGGAGTGGCGATTGGTTTTTGGTCAGAGATGTAGTGATCGAGCCCATCCTCAGATGAGAGCACTCATGCGTGATATGCTAACTGACTTCAAGGCGATGTTTCCTATTGTCTTTGACGATCTCAATGAGAAAGGGGAAGTGGTATGCGAACCTTGATCTTCTCCGATCTTCACGATCACAACTACCAAGAGTTTTCGACAATCAACGAGGGGGTCAACTCCCGGTTGTTGGAGCATCTGCTATGCCTTGATCTGATTGCCGAGGATGCTTTGAAACTCAAGGTAGACGTAATTGTTTTTGGTGGTGATATCTTTCATCTGAAAAACTTTGTGGACTCTCAAGTGATCAAACTTACCATGAAGAAGATGGAGGAACTTTCGGAGATAGCCCCAATCGTAATCTGTCCGGGCAATCATGACTATCGTGGGTGGGGAAGTGATCCTATTCTTTTGGAAATACTGTCGGAGTTTTCAGGAAACATTCATCTACCCACTATCGGAACTCATAATGAAGTGACATGCTTTGGCTGGACTATCAAGATTTTTCCTTTTACTCGAGACATTGACTCCCTCAATGATCAATTGAAGGCACATCCCCGAACTTCAAAAACGATCGCTATCCTTCATCAAGATATGATAGGATCAATGTACGGAAAGTTCCTGGTTGAGAAGGGATTGTATCCAGAGTTACTGGCCGATCGGTTCCCGTTCTCTTTCGTGGGCCACTTCCATGATCAAAAGTCAATGTCACCCACTGTCTGGTCAATCGGTTCACCCCTGATGCTGTCGTTTGGGGAGCAGGATCAAGGAAAAGGCTGGCTATTCCTTGATACGGATGAGGGGGTGGTCAAACAACTTCTTAATACGGTCTCTCCTCGTTTTAGAACGGCGATCGTTGAGGTCGGCGACGAATTGCCCACGATTAGTGATGAGGAGGCCGCTCGCGACTTTTTCCGGTTTATCATCAAGGGGTCAACTATTCCTGATTTATCTCGATTCCATTGGAAACGAGTCAAGGTTGAGGCGGTGTCGGATAAGAAGAAAAGGACTTCAATCAGTTTTTCGGATTCAACTTTGGACTTGATTACAAAATATGTCAAGTCAAGGGGCACTGATCTTGACGAGAATTTGTTAATTGAAACTGGGCGGAGGTACTTGCTGTGAGATTCCTTCAACTTCAAGCAAAAAACTTCATGAGCTTTAAGGAGTTCACTCTTGCCTTCCCACCCAATGGTCTGGTATTCGTTGGTGGTGAGATTGAGGACGGTAGAATCAGTTCGAGTAATGGTGCGGGAAAATCAGCGGTCTTTGAGGCCCTATGTTGGGGTCTTTATGGACAGACGCTTCGCAACGTAGGCAAGGGGGATGTAGTTAATCGTTCGGTGGGAAAGGATTGCATGGTCGAGATCATCTTTGAGGATGATCATGGTGAGGCCTGCATGATTGCTCGGTATCGAAACGATAGGAAACTCCAGCACTCCCTTTTGTTTTATAAGGGGGACAAGGAACTTACATCCTCCGAGGCAAAGGAAACTCAAGTAATTATTGACTCGATTCTGGGAATGAATTGGTTGGTCTTTTCAACAGCAGTTGTCTTTGGTGAGAAGGCCCAAAGGTTCACCGAGGCAAGGGATTCTGAAAAGAAGCAAATCTTTGACGAGATTCTCATGCTTCAGAAATATCAGGATGCACAAAAGCAAGTTCGTGAGGATCTTAGGAAATTGAAGGAGTCCTCCTCTGACTATGACACTCAACACAAAGCCGCCGAAGAGGGGTTGAAGGCGGTTAGTGAAACTCTTGCTAAACGTGAGGAAGAGTTAACCCAGTTGGAACTTCAAAAGGCAGAGGCGGAAGAGCACATCGGCTGGTTGAGATCGGGTCTTGGTGATACCAGGGCAAAGATGGAGGAAAAGCAAAAGGATGCGGAGGAGGGGCGTAAAGAGTATGCCGCCCTTGATGCTGAGAACAAGAATATCTTTACCATGGTGCAGAAACTAGAACGTGAAAAGCAATCTGCACTTAGTGAGATCACGAACTCTGGAATGGGGAAGAAGGTTTTGCTGGCATCAACTGCGGGATCCATTCGTGATTTGGAGATTAAGAAAAGCAATGCCTCACGAATGAAAGCTGGGGCCTTATGCCCAACTTGCGGACAGAACATTACTGCGGATTCATTAACTGGTGTCACTTCTCACTTTGATATAGAGATTGGTAAGTTGAAAGTTCAGCAGGTAGAGTTGGTCTCTGAAGTTTCCGTGTTTGAAGGGAAGGAGAAAGAAGTTCGATCCAAGTATGACAAGGAGGTCGCTGGTATAGTTGCAACAAAGACCTCAATGGATGATACCTTGTCGGCGCTATTGAAGTCATATACCGAAAAGGCCCTTGAGGCGAAGCAACTTGAAGGCACAGTTAGGACTACCGAGCAAGAGATTTCCAATCTTCAGAAAAACCTATCTGAAAAGGAAGAGGCACTTCATAAAAGTATAGAGTATGAAGGTGGAAGAATTTCTGCATACGAGAAAACGATTCGTGATCTTGATCAGCAGTTGCGTGAACTCAATATGGAAGAGCAACTCCTCCGGTTCTGGGAAGAGGGATTCGGAAATACTGGGATCAAGAGTCTTCTCCTTGACGAAGTTATCCCGCAGTTAAACGCTAGGGTAGCATTTTATGCGAATGCCTTGATGGATGAGGAGATCACCATTGACTTCGATACCGAGTCAACTCTGAAAAGCGGGGATACTCGGGACAAGTTCGATGTGGGGATTACCAAGGCCGGTGAGCGGATTGACTACGCGGCCTGCTCGAGTGGTGAGAAGAGGAGGATTGACGTTGCTATCCTGTTGGCACTTCAATCACTGGTCTATGAGCGCGGGGCCTCAAACTCGAACTTAATCGTTTTAGATGAGGTGTTTGACTCATTGGATCGAGTGGGCATTGAGCGGGCGGTTGGACTTTTGGCGGAAGAGTCTCGAGAAAAGCTGATCTACGTGATTAGCCATCTCAGTGAGTTTAGAGATTACTTCTCTCAGGAATTGATCATAACTAAGTCAAACGGATTCTCAACTTTGGTCAATCAACAGGAAGGAGGCATGTCATGAGGGCAGGTGGTGGTAAGTCAAAGGGAAGTGCATACGAACGACGGATACGAGACATCTTAACAGCCTCCTACTATCCCGATGGTGGTGGAGAGTTTCAAAGGATCTACTCCCATCCTATTCCCAAAAAGGGAGAGGTACGAGGTGATCTCAAGGCGCTGAAGTATATTGTTACAGGTAGTCCGCTTGATCGTGAAGAGGAGAGGGCACTGGTATTGGATAGTAGTTTTCCCTTTGCGGTTGAGTGTAAAAACTATACTAAAGTCAAGCCCCTGTTTTGTGGACTCTACGCCTCCGAGTGTGAGTTGTGGGGATGGATGAGGCAGGCGGTGGAAGCCTCTGAGGGGAAGATGCCTCTGGTCGTCTTTCGTCTCTTCCGAACCGCGGACGTTGCGGTTCTAAGATCAACTGACTTCGCCAAGTTCAAAGAGTTGTTCGGAGTCTATCGTCATGAGTGCTATGCTTTGACTCACTATAGTGGTGAGTCAGGAGAGATTGAGTCCTCACTTTTCCTCTTCCTCCTCAAGGACTTTTTGGAATGGGTCGACTGGGGGGTATTTCGTCTATCATCATCAACAAGATATATTCGTAGCCTCATACCGAAGGAGGATTCCAGTGGCTGATGATAAGTTTGGCATGAAGGACGAAGGGGAAAGGAAGACATACAACACTGGGGCTATTGAGGAAGTGAAGACGGGCAAGGGAAAATATGTTCTGATCTCTCCCTATATGGAACAGCGCCTGGCTCGTATCATGGAGAAGGGTGAGCTTAAGTATGCCGCCAGGAACTGGGAGAAGGGGATGCCGTTCTCTCGTTTCATTGATTCTGCTCAAAGACACATCACTCAGTTCAAGATGGGCATGACCGATGAGGACCACCTGGGGCAGGCAATCTTCAACCTCATGGCAATTATGCACTTTGAAGACATAGGCAGAACGGATCTTGATGATATGCCACACTACGAGGAGAAAAAGAATGGCGCAAAAAGTAAGAGTGACTGACAAACTGATTCTTAAAGTTCAGCAGGCTTTTCAGATTATGGGTACGAAGTTCATTCACAATGGTGATGCCGGCATGACTAAGAATGAACTTCGGGCACTAGATAGGAAGGGTATAGTGGAGAGGATGAGGACGGCAACTAAGAAATGGGCTGATACCACCGGCACTATTGAATATGTCTATCGTTTGAAGAGAGGTTGATCATGCACTGGTTGCCGTTACGAGAACGGGAAGAGAGAGATGATCATATAGTTGACCTCTATCGGCGGGGGTTTACTCAGCGGCAGATAGGTGAACGAGTGGGCTTGAGACAGGGGTCAATATACTATATACTGAAGAAGAGAGGAATCAAGAAAATCCATGACTATCCCAAGATTAGGAAGGAGGCGTAGTGAATAAGTCTGCTGTTCCTCAAACCCCCATTAAGAAAAAGGTAGATCCCTTTGATCAGGTGGTCGGTCATCTGGTATCCTATATGGAACTTGCCCGGGCAACAAAGTTTCTTTTGGGAACTACCAAACGACTGACCCCTCCTTTGGATCTTCGGTTAACTACGGAGATAAATTTCTGCCACTTGACTTTAACAAGAGTTTGTAATCTCTCGTCAGAGGCAATACTGGACATAGTCAAGAGATTGGTTTCCCAACCAGACTTTGCCGAGGAAGTGAAGAGTATGGCAGATTGGTTGTCTCCTAGTAAGGGTCGTGTTCTTATCACTGTGGATGAGTTTAGTAGAATGCGTCCGCCTCTTCCCAGTAAGTCCTTATTCGGAGGTAGATGATGTTAACAGTCAACGAAATCTTTGAGTCAGTGCAGGGTGAGGGTAACCATGCCGGACGAGTAGCGATCTTTATCAGATTCACTGGGTGTAACTTGAGTTGCTCGTTCTGTGATACCAAGTATTCCTGGAAGGATGGGACGGAACTTTCAATCAAGGAGATCATGGACAAGGTTCGAGAGTTCAAGTCTATGTTTGTTATCCTCACCGGAGGCGAGCCAACTATCCAGCCTTTCGAGGATCTTCAGCATCTGGTATCATGTCTTCACCATTACGGCTATCAGGTAGCGATGGAAACGAACGGAACCAACTTTATCCATCCTTTCCATCTGCCTCTTGATTGGATAACAGTCTCTCCGAAGTCGGAAGAATTTATTCAGTCGGAAGGAGATGAGTTGAAACTTCTATACGATGGCACTCAGAACCTGGAAGTATATGAGAAGAAGAGGTTCCGATTCTTTTATCTTCAACCGATACTTCCTGAGTATGACCTTCGTAAAGTTACTGGAATGCCTGAGCAAGTAGCTGACTTCATGGAGAGGATCAAGAGTGCAATAGAGATCTGCGTCAGGGCCGCTAAGGAGCGACCACTTTGGCGGGTATCATTCCAATCTCATAAAGTTATAGGAGTGCGATGACGAATCAATCTGGTATCATCTATGTAACTCAGAATCTTCTGAATGGAAAAATCTATATTGGTATTCATACAAAAGGACGATCTAGTTATCTTGGGTCTGGCAAGTATCTTCAGAGAGCTATCAAAAAATACGGACAAGAGCACTTCAGACGAATAGATATCGATGAGTTTAACTCTATAGAAGAAGGTTGTTGTAAAGAACGATTTTGGATTTGTGAACTGAACTCAAAAGTTCCTAATGGCTATAATCTCAATGATGGTGGTGAGGGACAGTTCAATCCTTGTCAGGAAGTTCGAGATAGAATGAGTGAAGGAAATAAGGGTGACAAGAGTCCCATGAGGAGACCGGAAGTGGCGGCTAAACATAGTAGAGCACTGATGGGCAAACCTTCTGGAATGAAAGATAAGCACCATAATAACGAGACCAAGATCAGAATGAGTATAGTGCATAAAGGCAAGTTTCATCGTAAGGAGACTAAAGATAAACTTAGTGAATTAAATAAGGGTAAGTATAATCCTATGTTTGGTAAACATCATAGTGATAAAACAAAGACTAAGATGAGTAAGTCCCAGATGGGAAAGCATTTTGAATTGGAGGGGATAAGATGAGTCCAGATATTTGTATGTGCACCGGGAGTTCCTGTCCGATGGCTGTTGAGTGTTATCGTCATCTTGCAACTGAGGATAGGTACCAATCATATTTTAGCCAACCGCCCGTGGTTAAGGATGAGGAAAACAAACTTGCCACTTGTGAGTATTTCTGGCCAGTTAAGGGGAGGAAAAAGTGCAAGCACGATTCCAAGTAACAACAGGGGATGTGGTAGTATTCGTTGTGATCGGTTTCGTCTGCGGATTTGTTTGTGCCTGGTCACTGGTTAAGTTGGGGTTGATGTTGGTGAAGTGATGGAAGATAAAAACAGCATGCTTTATTGGTGGCCTAAAGTCAAGGATCTTTCTATTCCTCAGCCCAAGACAATTATGGTGAAGGTGGATCCTAAAATGGCGTACGAAGTTGAGGATGGTGGAAAGTATCCCCAGATGGATGAGTTTAAGGAGGCAGTTACAATACTTGGTCTTCCCGTCTTTATCCGAACTGATCAATTGTCAGGGAAGCACGAGTGGTCGAAGACTTGTTTTCTGAACAGTTATGCCGAGAAGGATCTTCAGCAACACATCTGGGCTCTTACCGATGCAACTTTGGGATGTGATGTGATGGGTCGTCCAGTCAATGCTTTCGCTTTTCGAGAATACATTCCTATGGCTTCCAAGTATACGGCCTTCTTCGGACAGATGCCGGTTAACCCGGAACGAAGATATTTTATAGAAAATGGAAAGGTACTTTGTCATCATTCGTATTGGATAAAAGAGGCTATTGTCAATCCCAGTGTGAAGAACTGGTCCAAATTGTCCGATAAAATGAATGAGGAGACAACTGGTGAGATAGTCTTACTTATGGGATATGCTCTCCGAGTGGCGGATGTGATGAAGGGGTTTTGGTCTGTGGACTTTTGTAAGGCTCGAGATGGTCGATGGATTCTTATTGACATGGCGCTGGGTGAGTCTTCCTGGCATCCTGAGGAGTGCCAAAACAATAGGACAGTTGAGATCGACTATATGAAGATGTTTGTTGAGAAGTTAAAGGGTATGTGATGCTTGATCAATTGTTTCCAAAAGGACAGTGGGCGAACTCTGACGAGTTTGTCATTCCATGTCCCTACTGTCCTGACGGAGATCATCCAACTCATAGTCACTGCTTCCTAAATCCTGAGAAAGAGGTATACCATTGCTTTCGTTGTGGTGCTAGTGGATCACTTCGTGCACTACTTCGGGACTCTGGTGTTGACGAAACTATCATTGAGGAAATGCGATTAGGTGCTCCGAAGCCGGATGCTTTTCTTCACCAGCCCATTCCGTTTGACTTCAAGCCGATCGGCCTTTCTGGTTTGTTTTCAGAAAGGAAAGCAGTTGAGTATTTGAAGGCACGGGATCTTGACGAAAGTGCCTTTACCAAGTACGACATACGATATACGAATACGGGCAGGTATGGTGGGCGTGTGATCATTCCCATCTATGAATCAAGACGGATGGTTTGTTTCGTTGCCCGTGCGGTATTCAAGTCCCTTTACCCAAAGTATCTTTACCCTCATCGTGGGGAAACTATACTGACAGCCGGAGAGGCGATCTTTGGTTACGAGGGGTACTCAACAAAGAAGGTGCTATTGGTCGAGGGCGTTTTCGATGCGATCTCGGTCAGGAAGAAACTAGGTACGGATGAGTTCAATATTATGGCAATCTTGGGCAAGTCACTGAGTAACTATCAGGCGGCGAAGTTGTGGCGATTACCAACTAGTGCCTTTTATATCATGTTGGACAAGGATGCCCGGGTGGATGCCATTACCCTGGCAACGAAGTTGCTGAGGACAAGACGTAATGAGAAGATCGAAATTCGTATCTGTTTTATACATTCAAAAGACCCTGCTGAGGCGTCCGTAGCGGACTTGACCAAAGCAGTGGGGGAGGCAGAGTCGGGGTTTGATGATCTAGCCGCTGGGAAATTGTTATTGGAGACTTTTTGTGTACGACAAAGAAACGATTGATCGCTTGTTCAGGAAGTATTGTGAGACCGGAGATCCCAAAGTCTTTGAGGAACTGATCGGAGCCTGCCGACCTCTCGTTGCCGTGATACTTTCAAAGTACCCATCCCACATGCCCTGGTTTGAGGATATCTCGCAAGATGTGCTACTCAAGATGTGGAAGAACCTAAGTAACCCTGATCAATTGAAACGGCACTTGGTGGCACCCACTAACTTCCTTTACTCCAGGATCTGGCCTTATATTTACTATAGTCTTGAGGGAGTATCTAAGCAGAATGGGATACCAATGGCCCTGAGTGAGAAAGAAAGGCTTATTATTAAATTAAAAGAGGAAGGGGAACTGTCCTTTGACAGGATTGCTGAAGCAACTGAGTTGGCACCCTCTACGGTAAAGTGTCTTTTTTATATCGGACGACAGAAACGAGATCGGATGATCAGGATGGATCCTGATGATCAAAGAGGAACTGGGGAGGTGATTGGTGAGTTTCTAGATCCTGCAAAGCAACTAGAGGTTCGTGAGACTAGGAAGGAGTGGTGTCTAAAGGTTCTTGATCGTCTCTCGTCACACCTGTATTACAAGAACAATAGAAAGGCACTGGCCCGGGTGAAGAAACTTTTACAGGAAGTATTGGAAGAGAGTGGAGTCGATGACCAAAGCTGAAAAGATATTCCTTGAGGCCATGGTATCTGTGGCGGAAACCTATCCAACTTCGGTCCTTGGGGACCTACTCATGTTATTTCCTCCGGAAGTTTCTGTCAAGTTGGTAGTCACCTTTGCAGGTGATACAGTCTCGTTCCCAAAGTTAGATACCATTTGGAAGACGTACCGATCAAAGGTGATTCGTAACTCATTGGTTGCCAAGAATGATTCGGTAACAAGAACCCGGTTGGCTCATTACTTTGGGGTTTCAACCAGAAAAGTTTCAGAGATCTTCCATGCCGAAAAGGATAAGGAGAAGAAAGTCACTGATACCCTCCTTGCTAAGTCGGCTCGTCGCGTTTATCGGCACGAGTTGGATAATCTTCTTAAAGACGTAAAGGATGCTTTAGGTTCTAAGTAACTTGTGATACCAATAGAAACTTATAATATATATAATGAAAAGTAGTTGTAGTGAGTAAGGAGTAACAATGGTTAAAGAAGAAACACTTGCCGTTGCTCAAGCAGAGATCGCCGCTGAGACAGCCGCAGTTCAAGTTTTACGTGGTGAGGTGGTTGATGTTACTTATCGTACGGTAGCTCGTGCACAGGCAAGACTCAAAGCATACAATAGTGTTTACGATAACTATGAGAAGTTCATAGTTGATCAAGCCGAGAAACTTGCTAAGGGGACTTTTGCCGCATCTACCTATAAGGAACTAGGGGTTGCCCGACTGATCTCTTTGTGGGTTATTGAGTCGGAGCAATTTCTTGATGCGGTTGCACCACTGCTTGGTGAATCAGAACGGAATATCCGAAAGGGTTTTGTTGAGCAGAGTTTTGAGCAACTGCCTGAAGAATTCAAGTCTGTCCTTCTGGATGAGTTGAATAAAAAGAAGCAGGAGTTGCTGGTTTGGTTCGTCCAGGAGATTCAGAAGGTTCAAGAGAAAGTGAAGGCGACGTAATGGACAGAAAGCAAGGTATTGTTCCTCCAGCATTCTTTGATGAGATTAGGAACTCATGGAGTAAGGATACTGCCTATCCTAAGTGTGCTGATCAGTGGGATAAATGTAATCCATCGTTAGGTCAGTGTGCAGTGACGGCGCTTATTGTTCAGGATCGCCTGGGCGGAATAATTAAATTCAATCGTCCAAACAATCACTTCTTCAATGAGATCAGAGGGAAGGTGGTTGATCTGACGATTGATCAGTTCCTTCGTCAGGGAGTTGAGATTGATTTTAGTGATGCTACGGAGGTCACTCGTGATTGGATCCTTCATGGTGAGGGTAGTGCACGAAGTAGAACCTGGGAGCGATACATTCGTCTGACGATCTCAGTGAAGATGCTGAAAGAAAAGAAGTAGATGGAACTCGATCTCTTGAAGATAGTTGAGTCGGTGAATCGTAACTTACTATCCCTTGATACAATAGATTTGGATATGGCTTCGATCTACCGAGAAGGAAGTCCACCCGTAGACATTGAGCGGTTCCTTGAGGACGATTACTTCATGGGCAAGGTAGCGAAGGACCTCTATCCAGACAACAGACCGGACTTGATAGACATCTTCAATCCCAACAAGACATATATTGAAGTGATCCTCACTGGGGCAACCAGTATAGGCAAGACATTCATGGCCGCGTTGGGTATGTGTTACATGGTCTATAAGATAGGATCCTTCAACTCTCCTCATCGGTGGTTGGGCGGGTCAGAGGCTTCTCCCATTGTCTTGATCAACATGTCCGTGAATGCTCAGAAAGCACGCGAAGTTATTTTCACGAGAGTTAAAACTATGGTTGACATGTCTCCCTACTTTCGTGAAAGATTCCCACGGGACCTCCGGTTGGGCGACACTTTGGTTTGGCGAACCTCTCGTGATCAAGAGGACCTGCGGAACAGAACGGGCTCACAGATCATGTTCAAGCCTGGTACAGGAGATTCGTTGTCAGCCTTGGGCGACGATATCTACGCCGGGATAGGTGACGAACTAAACTTCTTCCGAGTGATTGAAAAATCTAAGCGCACCTATGGTGAATCCTTTGATCCTGCCCAACGTTTATACGATGTTATCTCACGAAGAATGAAGGGCCGGTTTTCGGCTGGGGGCTTGCCTCTGGGGAAGTTCTTCCTCCTATCGTCTGCTCAGTATCCGGACGACTTCATTGAACGCAGAATAGCCGAAGCAGAGGCATCTGGTGAACTAGGGACGACAGTCAAAGTCATCCGAAAGTCAATTTGGGAAGCAAAGAAGGGGCATTACGTTCAGGGTAGCGAAGTATATAGTGGCAAATCTTTCCGTGTAGAGGTAGGCTCCTCTCGTCGAGGATCACGCCTCTTGGATTCCTATATAAAGAAAACGGGAGAGGTGATCAGCAAAGAGTTGACTGACATGGAAGGTAAGATCATCAATCCACCCGTTGAGTTTTGGGATGACTTTGTCCGGGATGTTGAGGGCGCCGTCCGAGACTTCGGTGGTGAAGTAACTCGGGCAATCTCGCCTTTCTTCCAGGATACCGATGTGATCTGGGCCGCCTGTGATCCGACTGGTGTGATCAATCATCCTTGGACAGTTGAACAAACGACACTTGAGGATGGATCGGAGTTGATGTTGGACAAGATTTTCCTCTATGACGAAAAGGAAAAGAGGAAACGACCTAGGCGACATCCCAACAAACCCCGCTATGCTCACATCGACTCCTCGAAGTCGGGGGATTCAACAGGATTGGTCGTGGTGCATCTGTCGGGATGGAAGAACGTGATGCATGCTGGACGACAGGTGGAGGAACCGATGTTTGAGGTTGATCTGACTTTGAGGATCAATCCTCCCTATGGTGGTGAGATCCGATTCAAGAAAGTTCGTGAGATCCTTTACCTTTTGCGAAACAATGGAATGGGATTCGGCCGAGTGACCTATGACTCCTGGAACTCAACTGAGGCAATTCAGGAATTGAACTCAAAGGGATTCCGAGCTGAGGAACTATCGGTTGATCGGGACATTGCTCCGTACCAGTACCTGAAGGATTGCTTCTTTGACTCACGAATCATCATCTACCATTACGAACATTTGATCACTGAACTTTCCCGCCTGGAGAAAAAGGGAGACAAGGTTGATCATCCTGCCAATGGATCAAAGGATGTTTCCGATGCTTTGGCCGGGGCGGTATGGGGATGCTATGTGAACTCCTCAAGCCTATCAGATGCTGAGCAAGAGGCACGGTTACCACAACCAAGTGGTCATCAGAATCCTTTAAGGAATGAAAAGGCAGAACGTATGAAAGTGGAAAAGGCAAATATGGAAGAGGATTTACGAACTTTTATGGGCGGAAGTAAGATCATAAGGAGATAGAGATGGAGTGGCAGTTTTTTCCCTTTGGTCAGTACCGAGAGGCACGAGCCTGGGTACGAGAGGGAAACATTGCTGTCTATCCCAACATAGTGCAATACAAAGGCAAGGAAACGATGCACTTGATGATCGGAGGTCTTTCGTTGACCCAGTTGGGACAGGTGGTGCGGGAACTTGGTCTAAAAACTGAGTGGTTGCACCATAAGCATTACCAGCCCCACTTTGATTTATTTGGAACACCATTGAAAAAGGCACTACGAAAGTGTGGAGTGAAACCATGAGAAAAGTAAGAGTCTTTATAGCAGGGCCGATTACACCGACTGGGCGGTTAACGCCTTCCTCAAACGCAGGACAGAATCAGGTGGCCGAATATCTGGACAATGTTCGGCAAGGAATAGATGCGGCAACTAAACTAATCACTAGAGGGTTTGCCGCCTATTGTCCTTTCGTGGACTTTATGTACTTTATTGCACGGGCACCAGAGGAGATGTTGTTAACGGGTGCCACGATGCAATCGGCTGACCTCTCATGGTTGGAGTGTGCTGATGCAATTCTATTACTCCCAGGATGGGAAACCTCTGGGGGTGTTCGAGGTGAGCTGGAGCTAGCGAATAAACTTGGCATTCCAGCGTACTATTCAATTGACGATCTCGTCCGGTACTTCGGGGAGAACGCAATTATATGTTAGAAGGAAGAGACCATGCCTGAAGATAAATTTGTAGACACAGTGAGGAAGGGGCTTGCCCGTTTCTTTTTCGGTCCCACTGACTCAAAGTTCTCGACTGAACTTCGACCAGACATGGGTCTTGGGTTCTCCTCTTTGTTAAGAACCTATCGAGATCAGTATTCGGACCTGATGGGAATATCGGGTTCCCGTTCGGATAAGTACGACCAGTATAACTACTTGGACAAGAACCTGGCTGAAGCGGCCGCGTCTCTCAATGTCTACGCTGACAATGTGGTCTCCGGGACAGTGGGCGGTGATGATAGTTACTATGTTATGATTGACGAAGACGAGCCTAACATTGATGAGTTGGAAGAGATCGTTGAGGATACCGAAGATCGTACCTTGATCAAAGACATGATCTGGAGCATCGCCAGGGCCCTGAACCGGGATGGTGATGTCTTTGGTGAGAATGTTATTGCGAAGAACGCTGGTGAGGAGATGCGGTTAGAGAAACTGAAGATCCTACCGACTAAAGAAATAATTGCCGTTGTTGATGAACGAGGCGTCTGGAAAGATCCGAAGTTTCCTTATGCCCAGGTGGTTGCAGGAACTACCACGCCGATTCCTTTTGACTGGTGGAGAATCATTCACTTCAAGGTCGGTAACGATATCTATGGGGTTGATTACTCGTTGTTTGCCAATGCGGCCTTGAGAGTCGGTCGTCAGTTGATCTGGGTTGATGAGGCGCTGGTGTTGGCCCGACTTAGCCGTGCGTGGCAAAGGTTCGCCTACTTCATTGATACAGGCAAACTCGGTCCTGATGAGGCCTTGACCTTCGTTGAGAAGTTTATGACCAGACTCCGGACTCAGCGTTCCATTACTAATAAAACGACCGGACAGACAACGGTAATGGATGCCCCGTTACTTCCTGATGAAGACGTAGGCATTCCAGTGGGTGATGGCGCGAAGGCGGATGTGAAGCCACTGTCTGGAGACACTAACATTGGTAACATTCGAGACGTCGAGTATCTTCAGAGTAAGTTCCTCATGGCAACCACGACTCCGAAGGCATATGTTGCTCTGGAGGAGGGAGTCAATGCGAAGGCGACTCTGGGGCAGATTGACGTGCAGTTTGCTCGTCAGGTCCGCCGGCGTCAGCAGTCACTCATTCCTGGACTGCGTCAGTATTACAAGTTGGTATTCATCCTTTCAGGAAAAGATCCTGATTCTTTTAAGTGGGAGATAGTCTTCCCGGAATTGGCGACCACGGATGAGATGATCAAGTGGGAGATACTGGCAGTCAAGGCCGGCATTGCGAAGGTCCTGGCGGTTGATGTTGGGGTTATCAATAACCTATACATCATGAAGGAACTCCTGGGATTCGATGACGATGAGATCCAGAAGTATGCCGCCATGACGGATGATGATGATAGTGGCGATGGTGATATGGGTGTCGGGGCAGTTCAGATTCCTCCCCAACTTGCCGCCTTGGTTCGTAAGGATCCAGAGGTTCGGGCCATGTTGCATGACTTGAAGGATCTAGTCGCCGCACGTGCCATGCGAGACACACTCACCGCCGGAAAGAGGAAGGTTGGGATTGATAGAAGGGATACTTTGATCAAGAAGGATTAGGCTGATGTTTCTCACACTAGAGAGTATCAACTATATCATAGATCGACTCGAGGAGTCCGACAAAGCTATTTCTGGAGCCACTGCTCGTGATCAGTTGATGTGGGGGCAGACAACGATGTTTGCCAATCTGGGAATTGCCAACAAGGAACTGATGAAGAAGGGCATGGAACTTTACTCCCAAACGATGGCAACCTTCAAGACAGATATGATGTCCCTGATCTCAGATTATCAGAGGGGATCGTTGAACTATGCCAGCGCCATCGCAAAGTTCAAGTCGGTCACTGGTACCCATTACCAGACCTTGTTCAAGGCGGGCGCTGTCGCCATGGGCAATCCCTACTATGATGATCCTGCTATCGGATTGACCAAGAGGGATCTGTCGTTCATTCAAAAGGCACGGAACTTCGAGAGCAAGTTCCTCCGAAAGTTCCTTATAGATATTAAGAACCCGGACTTCAAGCCGCGGTATGACTTTCAGACACGGGCCGGGTTCTATGCGGATTCAGGCAAGGCACAATTCTTCAATGGTATGGTCAATGGGGCAGGAGACAATGTCGAGATTCACTGGGTGATGTCAGAGGCGGTTGAGGAACATTGTGATGTCTGCCCCATTCTGGCCTCAAAGGTTTATACCTGGAAGACCTTGCCCACCACGCCCCGTGCGGGGGATACTCCTTGTTTATTCAATTGCAAATGTGAACTAGAGATCGTCCCGAAGCAAGCCTCGGCACCAACTGGGCAGAGTTTCAATCCTTATACGCCAGGCTCAGGTACGCCGAAGGCGATGGAAGTGCCTGGTCGATGGGCTCAGGTCACCAGAGGCGGTGAGACGATGGTCGGGCAGTTATCAAAGGATATTGAGGACCTGTACCAGCAGATGTATAAGGCTCGGCAGATGATCACGGTGACTCATGGAACGTCTGAGGCGAAGGAGTGGATTGCCCTCCGTCGTGATCTCAATGCCCAGATCATTCAGAAGGCGGGATCAGCAAAAGTTCGAGTCACCCCGACAGTATCCGTCTTTCAACTGCAGAAGGCTTTGGAGACTGCAGTGGGCAAGGGAGTAGGCGGGATACTGCCTCTGAACGCGCTAGAGGCAGGTTCGGAAGTTGTACTACTGAGAGGTAACTTCTGGACGACAGGGGTGGTACAACTTCGTGGAGCTACCGCCTATGTGAAGACTGCTAAAGGTACATCTTTTCAAGTAAATGACAATACAGATATAGTATTTGGTATGAAGAAAAGTCAGGCCGTCATTCCTGAGTTGGGGGTAATAGGTGCAGATGGTATTCGAACTCTTACTGATCTGCAAACGTTTGCCTCCACTGCTGACGTTATACCAACCCAACTTGGTGGGCATGATCTATATACTCATGCTGTTCGTTATCCTAGTGAGCTTGATAATATCTTATCGGGTGGAATTAAACCTGGGGGGAGCGGTAAGGTCTATGCTTCATCAGGAATTGTTCGTGATCGTGGTGCAGGATTTGTAATCTTTAAGGGAACCGGTCTTGACATTAAGAGAGGCATTGACGTCGTTGAGCCGGGACTTTCCTATCCTGAGTACGTGATCACTGGTTCAGTGCCTAAGTCAAACATAGTTAAGGTCGTTCGTCAGTTTCAGGTTGGTGGATTCTCTATGCGGGAAGATGAGTTGGCACGATATGCTTTGCAGAATCAGGGTTTAGATACTCCTGATATTCGGGCACTTCCTAAAGAATATAGACGATGGTTTAACCTGGCAAGTGGAAAGAAAGAGACATTAGAACAGGAGAGTATTATGGAAGAATTCTCTTTGAATAGAAGCCGTCGGCGTCTTCTGTTGAAGTCAATCTTCTTTGATCATCAGGAATGGTTCGATGTCTATCTGAAGTTTTATCAGGATGCACTTTCTAAGGATTCAGCAATTCCCCACGAAGTGGCCATGATCAAGTTTCGTGAACTCTATGATGAGACACCT